CAGCCGTATCAAACGTTCGTGAACACTTTAACGCCCTGCGGCAGCTTTCAATCGGTCATAAAGCGCCCGATCTGTCCTGAATAGCCGTGACTGCTCAGTCAGATTGAAATTGGGACCTTGCTCGAACGGGTTTTTAGTGCCTGGCGGGATCTCACCTGCCGCCCTGCCAACTGGTGCGCCACCACCTTGGGGTTGGGGTGCTTTTTGCATCCATGCAGGCAGCGTCTTCGCCCACTCAGCCACGGGTGTGCGTTGATATCCATCGACCACAACCACAGAGCCGTCAGATTCACGTTCGATCTGACCGCTATTGAGCTTGGTCTTTAGGATCATGTCTGGATCATGCACCACATCTGCTAGCGCACTGACTGCAGGTGTGATCAGCTCAAGCTCACGCACGCGTGCTTCAAGCTCAGCAATCCGCTGGTCCTTCTCTGCTGTGGCATCACGGAACTGCTGCTCTAGCGCTTGTCGCGCTTCTGTGTATTTGCCTTGCGATTCAAGCTCTGCCTGCTCGGTTTTTCGCTTAAATTCAAGCAGCTCATCGACGTTGACGCCTTCAGGCAGCTTTGGTGCTTTTGCTTTGGCAGCTCTAAGCTCAGCAATTAGCTCGCTGTTCTTCTTTTCTAGCGCTGTAACGCTATTCCTGAGCCCGTCCACATCGGGAGTGTCACCAGTCGGCGCAGCCTCTTGGATCTGTTCTTCGGCCATGAATAACCCGCAGGGTTGATTGCGTACCTACTTTACTTTACTTCCGTTTTGGTGCAGTACGTAGCTCTGATTTCTTTTTCAGTACAGCATTTCCGGTTGACTCTGACTTAATACGAATCACCGGATCATCGTCAGAGCCCACACGGGTAACGGTGCCGCCTGATTTGGTCTTGATGCTAGCACGTTTGCCACCCGAGCCCGTCACGACACCAAAGGTGCGCTTGCCTTGATACATCCAGCTGACTCGGGTGCCTTTTTTCATTTCTTCTTTTTAGGCTTTTTCTTGCCACCCATCTTGGATTGGGGCGGTTTCTTAGGTCCATGGTAGCCAGGCATCACTCGTCCTCGGTGGTGGTTTTCTTGGCGGCCTTTTTCTTAGCTGCCGGTTTGGCCGGCGGACTAGCGGGTGCTGCCTCGCCTTGATGCGTGAATTTGTATTTTGAATGCATCTCAGACACTTGGATAACGTCTGCGAAGTACATCTAATGTTACCTCGGACCCGTCATCCCTTAAAAACTTGCGCATTGCCTGATTCGGACCAAATTTGTTAGCCATATGCATAAAATACGGCGCTTTGGTCTTAAATGCTGCTTTTATTTCTTCCCTCCCTTCATCCGTATTGCGCATGCTGTAGATCCACTCGCCATAAGTCATGTCGGCTGGTACCTGCCCTTTAGAACTGGCCCGCGTTCCTTCAGGCGGTCTTGGTAGACCCAGCGCCTCAAAATCTACAACCGGCACGATGGTAGATCTGCAATTGAAATGCTGTGGTGGTGTCGGGCCGTCGCCATATGGAAACTCCTGGCCGTCAAGCTCACGGCAGATCGGTGACGTGCGGCTGTCAAGCGTGGCGACGTATTGGTATTTAGATGTCACATTACGGTTGACCTCATAGGTGGCTCGGCTGGCTGCAGTGGACACCTGATTGATGGTCGTGCGCACCAGCGCCATCACCTGCCGATTTGCCAGGCTGGTCACCTGCCCACCTGCCTGTGCTAATTGCCGTGCAGATCTAGCTCGCTGGCCAAAACGCAATGTGCCCGCCAATCTTCGGACGATCTGATCGGTAGTCTCTCCAGTTAATAGACCATCTCGGACGATTTGCCCGTACCTGGCAGCATTTTGCTCAGCTAAGCCACGAAATGCCTTTTGGACGATGCTGCCCCCAGGCAACGTGATCACGGCCCCTTGTCTAGCTGTAAGGCTAAACGCAGCCGGCGTCTCACTTAATTCATCACTCAACACTGCCACATTGGTATCCAATGGATCGGTGGTGACTACAGACCGAGCAAATTGTGGGCTGATTTCTACCGTGTTGACCGCATCACGCATACCGCGTGGCAGCACATTCCGCAGATTGGCAGCAGCCTGCGTGGACTGGATCTCAGCAAGTCCGGTCAGTTCCTCAGCCAGCAAGTTGAGACTTTGAGCCGACCACCCATCAAGTGATTCTTTAAGCTGCGCCAATATCGACCGCAGGCGTACCGCCCTATAAGTTGGATTGTCAACACCCAGTACATCCAACTCACGCAGTGATTCAAGGATGATGCGGTTGTACGACTCGACCAGTCGCCTAGATACGTTGTTGCTGTACCTATTTAGGTCGATTGCATTGCGAAACAGAACAGTCGGCGTGCTCACTAGTCATCACTCAGGCAAAACGGCTTGATCTTGATTCGGCGTCACCTGAGGCACATCGGGCTCAGCCGCCAGCCCATCAAGCTGCGTAGCCTCTAGCTCCTCCTCGACTTCAAATTCATCGCCCAAAATCTCACCATCGGCGAGTCGATCCAGCAATGTCTTTTGCGTGATAGTGCCTGCCGTGTATAGCTGTAGCAGTGCAGCCACGTCAGGTGCTTCAAGCCTCTGGCCTAGGAAGTCACGGTTGATATAACAGCTGCCAGATTGCGTATCTTGCAGGAATTCGCCGTGGAACCGCAAGCAGTTGTCGATCATGTCTTGCATCTGCTGGGCGATCGCCATCATCGTCGAGTCGCCTTGGCTGCGGTCAATCCGTTTGGCTTCGGCGGTCTCGGCTGATAGTTTCTGACCCAGCACGGCAGCCAGGCCTAGGTCGTTGATCTGCTGCTCGATCTGCTCTAGCCGTTTAAACTGTGCATCAAAACTGTTACCCGCAGGCTCGATATACTCAGCCCGACCTTCTGCGGGGAACGCGATTGCCTCGCCTGGTCCGGCGCTAACCTCTTCGGCAGCTGTAGGGAAGCCAAAGAATGCCAACATCGGCACAGCCGAAATGTGTAGCTGGTTATCTAGATCAGATTGCACCTGATATGCCTTAAGATTCAGCTCGGCGATGTCTTCAAGCGGTGGCCGCGACTCTAGGAAATTGACCCGGTTAGCATACGCCACACTGAATGGGATTTCAGTGGTACTGGTGGTGCCTTCATCTGTGATTTCAAAGTCGCCTTTTTCTTTTCGCTGGTAGATCTTGAACTCACCAGGCGTCAGCACCCGGATCTGGTCGACGACCTTCTCGCCAAATTCACCGTCAGGCTCAGTTACCTTTTCAGCCAGTCGCAGCATGGTCAGCCGCTGTGCGCCATCAGTTAATTCTGATCGCCATCCGAGAATGTCTCGTGGCGTGTATGTCACCCAATATGGTCGGCCCATAGTGCCAGCCGGTGGTGCATCTACTAGCACACCAATATGCCCATATCTGATCATCTTGCGGGCCGTTTCATAAGTCCACATATTCAAGTCGTTGCCCATCAGGTCAACGTCAAACAACTGCTCTCGGATCAGGTCTGACGAGTCATTTAATCTGACGGGCTTCCGGGTCAACATGCCAGCCAGCATCCTTTCTAGACGCTGTGCGTATGGCGGGCATACGCTGCGAGCAAGTCTCCGGTCATAGCTTTCGTCAAGCTCACGGACTTCTTGCGGCAGGTATCGTCTGTGCCGCCGTCGCATTTCATAGGTGCCACCAATCAAGTCTTCGATCAGCACCCAGTGCGGTTCTTGATTGACCCACGCGCCATTTGGATCATTGACGTGCGTGACGTTGGCCGCTGCTTTGCGGTCGTAAAAGTTGTATCCTGAATACACGACCGCCCAAAGCCCGATAATTGTAGTTTAATAGAGCCGGATGCCCGTGCCCCTGCCAGCGTTGACGTAAAGCGGGTTCAGCTCACGCCAGACCAAATATCCCAGGGCATCGTTCATATGATCATAGCCGGCATCCTTGTCAGGCTCGCCTTTATCTGTATAGCTTTGAAGCTCTAGTGACTCGATTGTGCGCACACATTTTTGCGCGATCTGCAATCTCACTTCACCTTTGCCGTTCTCCAAAGCAGCTTGAACAGCAGCCACCCTATCGCGAACTGGAGGATTCGCCTTGGGAGACTGATTGCTAAAGCCATAAGACTCCAGAATTTGAATATCGGTGCGTGTCGCGTTTGTACTGCGGTTGCCGCCAGAAGCATCTGGATAGATATATATTTTGCGGTGAGGATATCTCGATTTGATCTCTTTGGCAAGTGCGTCAGTGTCATGTGCACCGCTCACTTCATCAATAACGTGCAGTTGCTTGTTGGTGCGCACGGCAATGACAGCTGACATATTTGACACGTTGAAATCAAGGCCCACACGCAAAGGCTCATCATCTAGACCAATCGGCGGCTGACAAACGTGCATCTCGCGATTGAACCGGTCATATACTGCACCGGTATTGAGATTGACGAATTGTCCTTCTAGGTATGCCTTAATCAGCTTTTCAGGATAATTCGCCATCAGCGAATCAATGAACCCGTCGGGCAAATGCGGGTTGTCGGCAGTCCGTGCACGGATCAATCGTCTGTCAGGTGCCGTCTCGCGCTCAAACGTTTCCCAGGCCCAGCCGAAGCCTTCAGGTGTGGTCGCTACGTAAAACTGCTGTACATTGCCAGAGCGCAAGCGGGCCAGCGCCATGCGTGATGCCTGCTCTGCCGTGCGTTTGTTAGTGGTGTCCACCTCATCAAAGCCCACCGCGCAGAGGTTTTGACCACGGATCCTATTCCAGGTCTCCATGGTCCGCAACAGAATAGTGTGCTCGCCTTCTTTGAATTTCAGCACGTACTCGGGTAGTGGCGACACTCTGAAGTCATATGGCAGGTCGATCGCTTCTAATAGCTCGTCCATCGACCGCACAAGAATGTCACGCAACATCGGCGCAACAGGCTCAAATATTGCCGACACGTAGCCAATATTGGCAGCTGCGATATTGATGGCCTTAGCGCACAGGCCATACGTCTTGCCAGCACCAAAACCTGACACCAGACCAAGGATTCGGTGTTCTTGATCTTCACAGAATGCAGTCTGATGCGGTAGCAATGTGGCATTCAACCGGTTTAGGACCTGTTCTGCAGATACGCCTTCATCATCGGGATCCGCAAGGATCAAACCATCTGTCACAGAATCCAATATGCTCGGCACTTGATCCAATATCCACTCATTCGCTATTTTATGCGTTGAATTCTCTACAACTATGACGGATATCGGCGATTTCATCGCAACTGCTACACGGTATCCGTTGTTAACTCAGAATCAAGAGATCGAACTTGGCCGACGCATTCAAGCCTGGCTACAACACCCCGACCCACCGCCGTCAATCGTGCGCTCAGGTCGGCGTGCTCGTGACCAATTCGTGTGCAGCAACCTGCGGCTGGTGATATCAGTTGCCAAAAAATACACATTCGCTATCAAAGGAACACCGCTCACTTTCCAGGATCTAATTCAGGAAGGCACCTTAGGACTGCAACGAGCGGCTGAAAAATATGACCCTGAATGCGGCTACAAAATGTCAACTTATGCGTACTGGTGGATCAGGCAAGCCATCACCAGGTGCATCGACACTAAGTCTTTGATGATTCACATCCCGAATGGCGCACGTAAGAAATTGCAGGCCTACATGCAGGCGGCTGAAGATGGTGGCAGCAAAGAGGAAATCTTAGAAAGAGCCTGCCTGCAACGGCGTGACATTCGCACGGTGCAACAGGCAGCCATGTGTCAGAACGTAGGAGCGCTTGATGCTCTAGACGTGCGCATCTGATGTGAAATCATTGACATTCTGTGAAAGTGTATGCTATACTTTGTATATAGAGGGCAAAGAGCCCTCCCTTTCACACCATGACCCGCACCTACACCGAGCAAGCTCTTCACATCGTCGAGCGCCAGCTGCAAGTCTCGAAAAAAGACGGCAGCGTTGCCCGTAATCGCGGCATCGAATTCCGCCCCAACGGTTACATCTTCCTTGGTACTGATCGCATTGGCAAGGCAGCTGCAGTCCAGACACTGGCAGCCAAGCTTGAAGACGAAGGCAAAGCCAACATATTGGGCACCGCCGATCAGAACACCAAGACCAAAAGCAGCGGCATCACCTGGGACAAGCTGAATCAAGCCACCAAGGATTTCTTTTTTGAGCTGGCATCGCAGATCTATGCTGCTACCAATGACTGCGATTCTGAGAACGGCCACTACATGGCCCGGCTTGGCCAAGACATCCCCAAGATCAGCCTGAAGAACGCACCCCGCCTGTCTAATCTCAAGAAGGCAGGTATGATCGAGCACAACCGAGTCGTCGAGCGGACCGGTCGTTGGATCAGCCTGACCGAGCAAGGCCTGGCCACTTACCGCGCCATGCACGCCTGATGACAGGCCAGACCGGCTGGGGGCACCGCCCCCAAGACGTTATAGCCGCAGCAAAAAAGAAGGCAGCTGCGGCCAAATCTACCAAAGGCCTTACGGCCCTTGAATTGGCCTTTTATCGAGTGATTCATGCTGAAAGGGATTGACATTTTCCCTTTTGGCATGATATACTACGTATATGGGAGGCAATGAGCCCCTTTTTTCTCTGATCATGACCGGCTTCGAAAAAGCA